CCGAAACATAGAGAACGGTTCTGGCATTATTACCTCAATCACTCCTACTAACGGCGTGAAAGTAAGCCACAACTTTACGGCTAACGCTGATGGTCTTCCTGTCCTACTCAACACAACAGCAGCATCTCCCACGATTGCAAGCATTGTTGCAGGCAGCGGTATTAGTGTAGCGGCGGTTAATACTAACGGCATTCAGATAACGTCTATTGCTGATGAGATAAACGCTCAAGTGTCTATGCACGGCAACTCAACTGCCACAACGATTTCTACAACAAGCACTCCTGTAAAAGTAGCAGGTACATTTGTAGCGGGATCTGTTGCTAGTTTCACAGTGGATACTACAGGCAAGTTGACCTATACAGGTTCAACGACCACTACAGTTCATTTGACGGCTTCTGTGACTTTGGATGTGGTTGGGACAAATCAGAATCTAACTGTTCATTTGGCAAAAAATGGCACTGTTATTTCTGCCGCTAAAATATCCAGACTAGTATCCGCATCCAATACGGCAAACGTGGGAGTGTTTTATAACGTCTCCGTGGCTACATCTGATTATCTTGAAGTTTTTGTCTCCAATGGCACAAGCACAAACGATATAACCGTGACGGACTGTTTGTTCGGAGTATCTTAGATGCCTAAAGTAGTCCTGCCTATAGCGAATGGATTCTACGAAAGCGATAGCTTGCCTATCTCTGCCCAAGAGTGCGTGAACTTCTATCCGAATATCGCCCAAGCTCCAGCGCTAAATCAAGAGACGTTATACGGAACGGCTGGACTAGAAGAAGTAGCAAACGCCAACAGCCTTACTGGTAACAGAGGCGCACATGAAATGAATGGTGTGCCTTACTTCGTTATTGCAGGCAGACTGTACAGCATGGCTGCTGACTTTACGCTGACCTTCATTGGTGAGATAGCTGGTGATACCAGAGTCTCAATGGCTGACAACGGCACACAACTTCTTGTCTTAGTTCCTAATGGGAACGGATACATATACAACCACGTTGCGGACACATTCGCCCAAATCACAGATTCAGACTTTACTGCGAACGGAAATCCTCAACTGGTTGTTTATATTGACGGCTTCTTCTGTCTTACGACTGACAGCAAGAAATTTATTGTCAGCGCGTTGAATGACGGACTTAGCTATAACGCTTTAGATTTTGGTACTGCCGAGTCTGATCCTGATGAGATTGTTGCTCCTATTGTTTTTAAGAATCAGCTATTTATAGGAGGTTCGCAGACGATAGAAGCATTTCAGAACATTGGCGGCGCTGACTTTCCTTTTCAGAGAACAGGTTTGTTCTTATCTAAAGGTATTGCTAGTCCGTTTAGTATTCAGTCCTTGCAAGGTACGTTTGTATTTATCGGATCTGGTCAGAACGAATCGCCAGCAATCTGGGCTTTTGAAGGCAATGATGCAGTTAAAATATCTACAACTGCGATAGACAAAGAGCTAAGCAATCTCACACAAGACCAAGTGACCTCTATTTACTCGTGGGGATACGCCGAGAAAGGCGCTTACTTTGTTGGGTTTGCACTGCCTAGCAGCACATTAGTTTACGACATCATCACCAAGCGCTGGCACGAAAGGAAGTCTGTTATTGAAGGCGATCTTGGAGGTTTTCGTGTTACTGCTTTGGTCAGAGCCTACAACAAGATATGGGCGGGTGATTTAGTAGACGGCAGGATAGGAAACCTAGATCCTGATTTTTACACAGAATATGGCACAGAGATTAGACGCTCTATAGTAACGCAGCCTTTCCAGAACAACATGGAATCCTTTGTAGTTCCTGAGATAGAACTAACCGTTGAAAGCGGTGTTGGTAATGCCTCTGCTCCTGATCCTCAAATTGGCATGGCTCGCAGTCGTAACGCTAAGACTTGGAGTGACACTCGCTTCCGTAGCATTGGCAAGGTCGGTGAGTATAACCATAGACCTATTTGGCGCAGAAACGGCAGAGCGGCTAGATTTGAGCTTTTCAGGTTTACAATGAGCGATCCTGTAAAGCCTGTGATTATACAAATGACTGCTGACATAGAAGGTGTGCAGTGAGCTATAAATTAAATGCCGCACAACCCATCATAGAACCTAATGGGACTATGAGTCAGGCGTTTCGACAGTTTACGCAAGAGGCTGCTTTGAGTATGCCAATAGTTGGAGTTGGAAGTCCTGAAGGCGTTATAGAGGCTGTGCAGTATAGCCTTTACTTAGACGGCACAGGTTCTGCTGGAGCTATACAATACAGAAAGATGCTACCCAGCATTGGCGGCGATAGAAAGCAAGGTTGGATTCTTGTTTGATTACCAGAACGGTTGACGCTGACTTCATAAGATCATTCGTCACCGAATCTGATGTGTTTGATGAGATCAGCGAGGATAACTTCTCACGAGATGAGTGGTATCCAGATATGCACTCAGGATGGTTTCTTCATACAGAAGATGATGAGGTCTGCGGACTCTGGATGGCTGAGATGCGAAACGGCATCACTATAGAGATCCATCCAATGATCTTAAAAGAGTTCAGAGGAAAGAAAGCGTACAAAGGCGCTAAAGAATTTTTTACTTGGATAACAAAAAACACCAAGTATGAGAAGGTAAACGCAGAGATCGCCACTTGCTTTCCTAATGCTAAGATGTTTGCGGTACAATGCGGCATGAAGTTAGAAGGCACAATTAGACGGTCTTTTAAAAAGAACGGCAAAATACATGACCAATGGTTACTAGGCATCACTAGAGAAGAACTAGAGGCGAGATATGAGTAAGTTAGTCAAATCACTATTCGGCGGCGAGTCTGATGAAGGCATTGAACGCGCAGAGAAAAGCAACCAGCTAACGAGAGACTTTCTTGCCAGAGCGCAGGATATGGCTCGTGCAGACATTCGCAAAACGATGCCTAGCCAAATGGCAGCTATGAATGCTGGCAATCAGGCTGCTTTAGATATTTACGGACAAGCCATGCCTCAGCAGGCTAATGCGTTTGTCGGTGGCAACGTAGCAAACCAGCAAGCAATCTTAGCTGGGATGCCTATGTATGAGCAGGCAATGCGTGGCAGTGGAGTAGATTACTCTGCTTTGCAACCGTATCAAGGCAGCTACGATATGTCTTTTACTCAACAGCAATTACCTACTGCTGTGACTAATCCTGCCTACGCAGCCGAAGCGACAACAATTGATCCAAGAAATCTTCATTTAACTCCTGAGTTTCAAAACCAACAAGCTCAATTCATGCAGATGGGTGGTCAGGCTCAGAATCCGACAGCTAATGCATTGGCTGGCATGGGCATAGACGAAGCTGCTTTGGCTGAGCTTCAAGCAATGGGGCGACCATAATGGCTAGACAAGACAGAGAAGAAGATTACACAGAAGGTCTTGGCGGTTTTATTCCTGCTCCTAACGCAGAGGATATAGTTGTCCAATTTGTTCAAGGAAACCCAGACGCTTCTTTGGAACAAATTGCGGGATTGATTCAGGCTACTGGCGCTAATCTAGGCTCTGTAGCAAGCACTCTTGGCGTTCCTATGGCAGAGGCTCAAAGAGCTTTTGATACAGCTATAGGCGCACAGACTCCTGTTGAGACTGCGGCAAACGAGGCGGCGGCAGCGCAAGCAGAGGTAGCTCAAGCAGCTCAGCAAGAAACTGTGGAAGCAGCAACGGCAGAAAAAACTGGCCTTGATAACGTCCTTGAATTTATAGGTTCTGGAAAAGCTGCGACAGACCAAGAAATCTATAGAGAAATGGCTAAGCAAGGAGTTGGCGTTGAGCAGCTTGCTGGAAATCTTGGTATTCCTATAGATGAAGCTACTGCTCGCTATACTCGCGCTCAGGAAATGTCCCAGATTGAAGACATTGTTGCTGGCGGTCTTGATAGCGCAGCTAAAGAATTTCCTAACGGCATTCCAGATAACTTGTTAAAGCGCTACGCCTCTGAGACAACTCAGTCTTTAGAACAGATAGCCACTAACATGGATAATTTTGGCGTATCCGTGGACGATATGTCTCGCGCCACTGGTATTCCTTTGGCAGAGGTTCAGAGTGCATACACCAAGGCAAAAGGTGGCGGCGCTACAGTAACAGGAACAGGCGCTACTGACACAGCCACTGGCGCTGTAAACACAGCTACGATTGCTGATACAACGGCTGTAGGAGGTCGAGCAGGATCTGCTGGTAACACAGGTCTTGCTGGAGCTGAGAGAGCTTTAGGAGGCGGTCTAGCTGGCGCTGCTACTACTGTAAACGCTGGAGCAGGCCAAGCTAGGTCTGATTTACTTTCTGGTACTCAATTGGCTCGTAATGATCTTGCGA